AGATCGACTCCTATCTGTCCGTCGTCTTCGGCGGCTGCCCCGACCAGGGTTGGGTCAACATCCGCGGCCTGGGCGAGAAGGGCACGCCCCAGGAGGGCAAGTTCCGCGAGGACATCTTCATCGACCTGGCCACCATCGGCGGCCAGCCCGAAGCCCTGGTCGACGAAGTCGCCCGGCACGTCGAACGCTGGAACCAGCACGGCATCGGCGCCTTCATCGTGCCGGCGATCCTGTCGGCGCCCAAGGGCGAGGCCAAGAACGTCCATTCCTTCGGGTCCATCGTCGTCGACATCGACAGCGGAGACATCCCGGCCAAGCTGCAGCTTCTGGAGAGCACCCTGGGCCAGCCTACCGCGGTGGTCTTCTCTGGCGGCACGACCGAGGAAGGGCACCAGAAGCGGCACGCCTACTGGACCCTGGACAACCTCTGCCAGGACATCACCGGCCTGATCAAGCTGCGGCACCGCGTAGCCCTGGGCGCCGGGGGCGACATGATGTTCGGCCTGGGCGTGGCCTCCAACCCTTTCGGCCGGGCCCACCAGCCCGTCCGCATCGCCGGATCGACCCACAACAAGAACGGCAAGAAGACCAAGGTGAAGGTCCAGCCCATGAGCATGGCCACCTACCAGGTCGTTGATCTGATCGTGGCGGCCGAGCACCTACCCCTGCCGGCCGAGATGCCCACCCTGGGCGAGGAGCCAGGGGAGCCGGCGCCCCGGATCCCCCTGGTCGTCGACGACAAGGTCCACCAGGGCGGCGAAGGCCCGTCCACGCGGTGGGCGACGTTCAGCCGCGTGGCCGGCTATTACATCAGCCTGGTGCGCAAGGGTGAGTACACGATGGACCAGGCCAAGGAGCTGGCCCGCACCTGGATGGAGCTCAACATGGTGCCGCCTTGGCCCCCGGCCCAATTCCAGGCCGAATTCGCCGGGCTCGTAAACAAGGACACGGCCGAGAAGGGCCAGATCGTACCCGTCGTCCAGGATAAGGGCCTGGTCATCAAGGACTGGGTCGTCCGCAAATGGGACAAGGGCCCCCTGGAGCCGCGCCGGTTCCTGGTGTCCGACCTGATCATGGACGGCAAGCACCAGCTCCTGGTCGCCGAGGGCGGCGCCGGCAAGACGTTCCTGATGCTCGACCTGGCCCTCAAGGTCGCGACCTGGAAGCCAGGCTGCAACAACACCTGGCTCGGCCACAAGGTCAACTCCGGGGGGTCCGTCGTCTACATCACCACCGAAGACGACCAGGAGGAGCTTCGCCGGCGCCTGAACGACATTGACCCGGAGGGGACCCGCAAGCTGGACCAGGACAAGCTGCACATCATTCCCCTGATCGAGGCCGGCGGCAGCTTCCCCCTGGTCGAGAAGGATCCCCGCACCGGGTCGTCCTGCTCCAGCGAGCGCTGGAAGGACGCGCTCAAACAGATGGCCGCCATCCCGGACCTGAAGCTCTTTATGCTCGATACCCTAAACTCCACCCTGCACGGCGAGGAAAACGCCGCCATCATCATCAACGAATTCGTCCGCGAGCTGACCAAGGTCCGCGGCGCCACCGGCGAGATGCCCACGATCCTGGTCTCCCACCACGTTCGCAAGCAGGGCGACGAACCCATCCGCAACGGCGAGGACATGCTGGCCTCCATTCGCGGCAGCTCCGCGCTGCCGGCCGCCTTCCGGGCCGTCATCGGGATGTGGCACTGCTCCGATTACAACCGGCGCCTGGCCGCCATGGATCTGCCCGTCGAGCGCGGGATGCTCTACAAGCTGGCGATCGTGAAGAAGAACAACCCCGAGATGCTCAAGGGCGAGCTGACCCTGCACCGGCAGCCCTGCGGGCTCCTGGCCGACGTCACCGATCAAGATCGCTACAGCGTCATCAACTTCGGCGAGCACCACGCCTGGCTCCTGGCCGCCCTGCGCGAAGCCGCCCGGAACGGCCACCCCTACTCCCGCGAGGGCAAGAATTCCAAGTCCGGCCTGTATCTGCGCCGGACCGAGCTGCCGCCCATCTTCAGCCACACTGGCCCGGCTGAGTTTACCCGCCTGGTCGACCACCTCATGATGGACGGCGAGATCGTTGCCACGGCGGCCAAGGGCGGCCGCGACAAGAAGTGGCTCGACATCCCGGATGGCCCCATCGCCGGTGATAACACCGGCGCCGAGATCAACTCCGGCGCCTACACTCCTCCAATTTGGCGTGACTGGGTCTACGACGCCGCCAACAATTCCTGCCACAACAAGTACAACAAATGAACGACATCGAACGACTGAACGAACACATGGCCCATGTCCTGGGCCGCATCAACCACCTGGAGATCCAGGTCGCGTCCCTGGTCGCCCAGGTCGCTAAGCTGCAAACCCAGGTCGAACGCGCGAACGGGACCCAAACCTTTGCCGACGGGTCCAAGCTGATCAGCACCGGCGATGGCTTCACGATCGTCGACGGCCCGGCGCCGTACAACCGCCATGGCTGATCTACCCTTGGATGCTTCCATGATGAAGCGCATCGGCGAGCTAAAGGCCGACCTGGCCAAGATGACCGCCTGGGGCCGCGGCCTGGAGCACGACAAGCGCTTGCTCCAGGAGGAGAACGCCCGCCTCAAGGCCGAGTGCCAAGCCCGCCAAGCGGAGAACAGCGTGCTGGCAGTCGAGTGCGATAGCCTCAAGGCCGAGGTCGAGCGGCTGACGCAACTCAACGCCACGATTTCTCTGCGTTATGACGCTACCAAAAGTATGCTTGATGGGTGTGCGAAGGAAATCGAAGAAATGGAGGCCGAGGTCGAAGGGCTAATGGCCAGGATTGTTGAGCTTGACGACATCCGAAATGGATTGATCAAAGCGGGAAACGTGATGGCCGAACGCCTGATGTATCAAGGCTATCCCAAGACTGTCTCTGCGTGGGAAGCCGCCAAGAAAGCTAACGCATGATCAAAACCTATTACCGATGAGCGAACCAACCAACGACATGAACAAGGCCATCCTGGACAAGCTGCTCGCCCAGGAGATCGAGCTGATCGAGCTGCGCCGGATCCGTTCCGAACAGGGCCAGGCCCTGGACGGGATGCGCTTCAACGTCCTGGAGGATCCGGTCCTGCGCCAGGCCTTCGCGGCCGCTGCGCACAAGGATTACGAAGCAATGAAAGCCGAGCTCGGCGAGCTGGAAGGCATCCGGTCCTACCTCAAGTGGAACGGGCTCCAGGCTGATCTGAAGGATTGGCTCGACTGGCGCTCCGGCAAAAACGGATCCGAGATCCCGTTCCCCAAAGACTACCTCCCTCCGAACCCATGAGCGAACCCGACCGCAAGCTGATCGCGCAGCTGGCCGACAAGGATCTCCTGATCCAGCGCCTGATCCAGGCCGGCAACAACGTCGCGCTGCCGATCCAGGATGGTTGCGCCCACGACGAGGATGGCTGCGATCAGTGCCACGCAGCTGTGGCTATTTGGGACCGCCTGGTTCGCGAAGCGACCAGGTCGAAGGGCAATAATTCGCAGAACCCCCAATAAAACGGGGGTTTTTTGTGCCCTGAAATTATTTTTAAATAAGTGCAAATTGCGCTTGCATGATCTGGCAACACCGCCATGTTCTCATCTGTCGCCGGTAACACGGCACACGTTTTTTGACAGTCCAACCAAACCGACAAGACCTGGCACTGGCCAGGCAATCAACCCAGCTGGGCAACCAGCTGGGCCACTTTCACCGGCCCCGTACGGGGCCACCAACCGCATGAACCGACAAGATCCGACTCCCTCAAGAGTCCGGGCCGGTAGCCCACCAGGCGACCCGGCCCGTCATGCGGACACTTTGAGACAGGCCGGATAGGTATCGGCTTAATCATAGCCCTGGGAGCGATCCCAGGCGCCGACGCTCGTGGCGCTCTTGCCACCCCTGCCGGCCTGTCTCTCTCACTTTCCGGCAGCGATGCCGGTTTACCGGGACCATCCCCAGCGCAAGCTGGGCCCACCCCCGGCCAGAAACCAATGACCTGGAAGCTTCCCCGTCGTAAGACGGATGGCGAATAGACAGGGCGCCGGCAGCAACCGGCCCAGAGGCGGCTTCACACCCGCAAGCGGGGTACCCTGGTACCACCGACCACGCGCGCCTCATCTCCGCGTGGATCCTTTCAGGCCGTGCAATTCCGCGCGGCCGCAACCAACAACCGACATGACCGACAACACCCTCAAGCAGAAGCGCGAAGCCAGCTGGCTGAAGGCTCTGCACAAGTACCAGGAGGCCAAGAAGGCCGTCACGGCCGCCCAGGCCGTCGCCAACCAGCACGTCGGCTTCACCGCCGCGTGGGCCGAAGAATACCGCCACGTCGAGGCCGCCCGCAAGGAGGCCAACAAGCGCTGGGGCGTCTACAGCCGGCTGCACCGCGCCTGGATGCGCACGCCCTGATCCTTTCCACCCAACCCAACCAACCATGGTACAACCAACCCAACCCAACCAACCGAAACCCAACGCGAAGCTGACCAAGCTCCTGGAGTGCTTCTTCAAGGCGCTTCAGAAGTTTAAGGTTGAATGCAACAAACCTAAGCTGGACGTCTTCGCGCAAGCGAATGCCCGGACCGAGATCGAAAAGGCCCGTCAAGCGGTCAACGCCTACAAAGGCGACAACAACTACAACCGGCTTTACGAGCGCATGATCAAGCTGCACGAGATCGCCGGATCGCATCCGCGGACGTCGATCAAGGATTGCGCCTTTAGCGCGGCCGCCGACGACTGGTTTGAATTCATCAAATCTCCGTGGGCGGGAAAGCCGGGCAACATCGCCGACGGATTTACGTCCAACATCGGCATTCCGCGCAAGCCGGCTGCCCCGATCACTTCCAAGCCGAACATGGCTAACGAAAAGCAGACCCCCGCGGACACGGGCACAAAGTCCACCGAAGCCGGCGCGGTTCAAGCCGCCGGCAAGCCGACCAAGCACAAGTGCCAGCGCGGCAAGGACGTCACGTTCAAGGTGAATTCCAAGCTCACCACGAACCTGATCACCCTGGGCCACGCCGCCTTCCAGGCCCTCGAAAAGCCCGACAAGGACGTCGACCTGGAGCTGTGCAAGCGCCTCTGGATCCGGAGCGTCAAGGCCCTGATCGGGCTCCGTCTCGCCGGCGGTGGCGCCATCCCCGCCATCAAGGGCGTCGACGTTGCCGCCTTCTACGGCATCAACGGCGCCACGCCCAGCAAGACCGAGGCCGAGATCAAGCGCCTGGAGGCCAAGCTCGCCAAGCTCAAGGCCAAGGCCGGCAAGAAGTAACCACCACGGGGCCCTCATCCGAAACGATGGGGGCCCCGTCCTATTTATGAGGGGCAATCCCTTTTTCCCAACCATGAACACCAACCCTAACGGATGGACCGCGAGCGAGCTCGCCGACCACACCGCCAAACAGCTCCCGGCTTACTGCGACAAGCCGACCGAACGCCTCGTGCGGTATTACACGAGCATCGGGATCCTGGACAAGCCGTCCCGGTCCGACGCCGACAAGCGCCGGGCCATGTACGGCGAACGCCAGTTCCTGCAGCTGGCCCTCGCCATGGTCTTCAACTTCGCCGGTCCCGGCGCGGTCGAGGCCCACAAGCGTGGCTATCTGCGCGTCCCGCAAAACCTGGCCAACATGCTGCACGAGGCCCTCAACCCCGGCGGCATCGCCTTTCAGGCCAACGCCCTCAAGGCCAAGGTCCGGATCGTCCAGGCCAAGAAAGGCGGTTCCAAGTGAGCGACGAGCAACAGCCGGCGCCCGCGCTGGACCCCAAGGTCCTGGAGGCCTTCTCGTACGTGATCGTCACCGCCGTCGAAGGCGGTTCCTACACGCGCGACGACTACAAGGAGTGGACGGAATACGCGCATGCCGACGGGCCCTTCGGGTTCCAGGCCGCCGTCACTGTCTACCCGAACCGCGTCGGCAAGTACGCCAGCGACGAGAAGCCCGACCCGATCCGCGTCACCGCGGATTGGTTCGCGCGCCGGTTGCTCCAGGGCTTCCTGCGCAGCTTCGACAAGAAGTACCCGGCGCTGGTCTGGCCCCGCAAGCCGGCCGAAGGACCGGAAATTCCGGACGCGCTGATCGAAAAGACGGCCCGGCTGCTCCTCGGCAACGAGGACGTCGCCGGCGAGATCGACGTGGTCGACGCCGGCGCGCTGCTGCAGATCGCGGTCTACGGGGACGTCATCTACGGATAACCCCATGGGCCTCGACATGTACGCCCTGACCTGTGACCCCGACCGGGTCCAGCGTCAGGAGCTCGGCGCCGATCAGCTGCCGACCTGGCACCCGGCCAGCCCCCAGGACGCGACCATGATCCACACCTGGCGCAAGCACCCGAACCTCCACCAGTGGTTCACCGACCTGTACTTCCACAAGGAAGGCCTGTTCGGCCCGATCACCCTGGCCGAGATGGGCCCGGCCTTCAACGCCGGCCAATTCGTGCGCCTGACGGAATTCGACCTGGATCAGCTGGAGGCCGCCGTCGACCAGGACGCGCTGCCCAAGGCCACCGGGTTCTTCTGGGGCGCCAGCACCCCGGAAGACAAGAAAGACGACCTGGCCTTCATCCGCAAGGCCCGCAAGGCCCTCAAGGCCGGCAAGGCCGTCTTCTACACCTCCTGGTGGTAATCGGTTTGGTTGGCTGTCACGGGCCCGGGGTTCACACCCCCGGGCCTTTTTTGTGCCCGGGCGCCGGCCCGATCGGTTCGGTAAACCTAATTCGGTTAATTTAATTCCAGCGATCTTTTCGTTAATGGGCGATGTCAGCACATGATCGCGAAAAAGCGCCTATTGTTTCTTCGGATAACTCCCCAGGGGGGTTTCCCGAAATAATAGGGCCGATCTCGCGATCATAAGCTGACAGTCAGCCCCGGCGCCGTGCCCGCCAGATCGTTTTCAGGTCCGGCCGCGCCCCGCGCAGCTTCGCCCGGTACCGGCGCATCGTCGACGCCTTGCGCGCCCGCTTCTCGGCCAATCGGCGCCGGCTCTCCGCGACTTGGCAGCGCTGCTTGTCCAGGCGGTCGTACATCCACGCGAACAGCGATCCCGCCGGCAAGGCCGGCAGCTTCAGGCGCCGGATCACCGCCGGCACCAGGCCCACAGGATCCGGCTCCGGGGCGTCAGATTTGAGGAAAGTTCCTCGTTTTTGCGATGGGGCCATTTTCCTAGGGTTTTTGAAAAATCGCGGAAAGACAAGCCCATCAACTGACAGTCCTGTAGATCGCCACACTTGCAGATCTGCTTGCAGCTGATCGCAGCGCAAGGCCCTGCAACCCAGGATCATCCACCAGGGCGTAGATCGGCCCGTAGATCGACTTACTTGCGCGTGAGGAACCGGATACTTTCCTGTCTACGCATGAAACCCAATGTTTACCGCGAGGAAAGTGAGGATCCCTACGGGATAGGTTAAGACGCCCTTCGGGCTGTCATTAACCCCCTTAGGCCTAAAGGCCAGGGGGCATGACCCGTTAACTCTAATCTCGCGTAGGCCCAACCCCTGCCTCAAATCGAAACAACCCATGAAAGTCATCGCCATCGTCAAAGGCCACCCAAGACCCCAGCCAAGACCCGTCTTCACCCGCGGACGCGCCGTCAGCTGCGCTGATCCCCTGGCTGCCGCCTGGAAGGCCAAGATCAAGGCCGCCGTGTCCCAGATCCCCCTGGAGCTCCCCAAGGGCCCCCTGAGCTGCAACATGTGGTTCCGCATGCCCACCAAAGACCGGGCCAGGCTGGAAAAGCCCCACACCCAGGTCCCCGACCTGGACAACCTGGCCAAGCTCGTCCTCGATGCGATCCAGGACACCGGACTCCTGGTCAACGACTCCCAGGTCGCCAGGCTTAACCTGGAGAAGACATGGTCATCCCTGGATCAGTCCGGTGTCCTGGTTGAGCTCGAAACCTGGGAGCCCCAAGAAAAGGCCCTGGGGCTGCCCAAGCCGGACTGGCTGGAGTAGGGGGTATCCCAGGTCAGGCCAGGCGATCAAAACGCCCCTGAGGCCTTTCTAGGCCCTACTTTTTCGGGCTGTCTAGGTCGATTACCCCGTTTTTCTGGGAAACCCCAGCTTTCACCGCGCTTTTCAAATGATCGAACGTCGCCCGGCCCCGCGTCACGAATTCCTCAAGCTCGCTCACGCTCATCTGGTGCAGCTGCTTGCCCGATTGCTTCAGGCCCAGCTGCAAGCTCGCAGCCACGGCGCTCAACCCGTGCCCGGATGCCTCCAGCGTCCACTTGGCAGCCTGGAACCGAACCTGGGCCGGCGACGACGGATCTACCATCAGCTGCTGGATCACCGCCCAGGCCCTGGTTGCGCCGGCTGTCTTGATCTCGACATCCCGCTTGATCTCCACGACTTCCCGGATCCGCGGATCGGCCAGCAGCGCCTTGGCAGCCAACCCAGGATCCGCGTAGCCGGCGCCCTCCGCAGCCAGGCGTGCGTCGCCCCCGTTGCCGACGTAGATCTCGCAAAAGCCGAGCTCCTGGTCGGTCAGCTGCGCTGCTCCTGGTGCCGGCCTGGCCTGGAGCTCGCCCTTCCAGGCGTCCTTCGGCTGGTTCACGTTCGTAGGTGTCTTGGGGTTCATTTGGTCAAAGCTTGCACGCGGTGCGCGGCGTCGTACCTGGCTGCCGGCAGATCGGGATGCCAGGCCTGGAACCGGTAGCGCCGGAAGCCGGTCATGCCCAGGTTCCAGGCTAGCCAGGTCTCGCACGCCATGGCCGGCCGGCCGATCTCCTGGCTTACCCTGGCCCGCAGATAGGTCAGCCAGGTCGACGCGTAGGCCCGCGCCCTGGCAGGATCACCGGCCGACGCGTAGCTCCAGGTCGGCAGCCCCGCAGCCGCGCGTACCCGGCTGCAGTCGGCCCAGGCCTTGGCGTGCCACTGCAGCACGCCCTTGGCTGCGCCCTTGTCGCCGGTCACGTTGCGCCCGCCGCTCTCGACCTGTTCGACGGCAGCGACCCAGGACGCCGGCACGGGATCGGCCAGGATCGAGGCCAGGGCTGCAGCGCATACGGCGATCGGCATCCCCGCAGCCTGGCCCTGATCGGCGCTCATGCAAGGGCAAACCCCGGATGATCACCACCCACCCCATCGGCGCCCTCGCTCTAGTGCCTCGCGCGCACGCGTCTACAAAGGCACCACCACCACCCCCCCACCCACCCCTCCTCCTCCACCCCTCTCACTCTCCGACCCCCGCCTACGCCCCCGGAAATTCCTACTCTTTTTCATCTCCCCGCGCGCGGAAAAATTCCGCGGCCCAGAAAACTTTGTCCTACATTTTGATCCGTTGCACTTATCCGCAAAAAGCACAAGTTACCAACATGCCAACATCGCCGCCCGATCCCTACGAGCGTCAGTACGACTTCTCAAATCACTCAATTCTGCAGCCTAACACGCCGCAGCCCGGCAACAAGATTGACCTGGAGCTCAACGAGATCCGCGAGTCGCTCAACGCGACCATCAGCCGGCTTAGCGAAGTCCAACGCGACGACGGCAAGGTCCGTCAATCGGCCGTGGAATTGACTGTCGGGCCGCAAGGCATCCCGGGCGCCAAAGGCGACAAAGGGGACAAAGGGGACGCGGGCCAGAACGGATTGCAAGGCCCCCAGGGCGTGCAGGGCATCCAGGGCCAGCAAGGGATCCAAGGGGCCCAAGGGGCCACCGGAAGCACCGGACCTGTCGGCCCTGTCGGGCCTACGGGACCAGCCGGAGCCCAGGGCGTGAAAGGCGACAAAGGCGATAAAGGCGACACCGGCAGCACGGGTTTGACGGGACCGCAAGGCCCTGCGGGCGCCCAAGGGGCTACCGGAGCCACCGGTTTGCAAGGCCCCGCGGGGGCCACCGGGGCGACGGGGCCGCAAGGACCTGTGGGACCGCAAGGCCCCCAGGGCGACAAGTATGCTGGCACTTCTACGACCAGCCTATCAATCAGCAACGGCACCAAGACCCTGACCACGCAGACCGGCCTGGCGTGGACGATCCAGCAGGATCTGACGATCGTGTACAACGCCAGCAACCACATGCACGGCGCTGTGACGAGTTACGACAGCGCGACCGGCGCGCTGGTTGTGGATGTATCGAACCACACCGGATCGGGCACCTACACGAGCTGGACGATCAACCTGGAAGGCGCGATCGGCGCCCAGGGGCCTGTCGGACCGCAAGGAGCCACGGGAGCGACGGGAGCCACCGGACCGGCGGGCCCAGCGGGCCCTCAGGGCCCTGCGGGCCAAACGGGAGCCACTGGTGCTGCCGGAGCTACCGGAGCCACGGGACCCGCGGGGCCCCAGGGTGCCACCGGTGCGCAAGGGCCCGCAGGGGCCACAGGGGCCACAGGGGCCACGGGAAGCCAGGGCCCAGCGGGGCCTGTCGGACCTGAAGGGCCTCAAGGGCCCCAAGGGATCCAGGGGCCCGAAGGCCAGCAAGGGATCCAGGGCCCGGTCGGAGATCCAGGGCCGCAAGGCGTGGCCGGGCCGGCGGGGACCAACGGCTCGATGTTGTTCAATTACCTGGGCGCGTACGACAATGGCGTGACCTACGCCGTCGGCGACGCGGTCACGTTCGATGGCAGCGCGTATGTGTTGACGAGCGGCATCGGCGCGGCCGGCTACGATCCGGTCAGTTACCCTGGTAGCTGGACGTTGGTCGTGAGCAAGGGTGATCAGGGCCCGCAAGGCATCCAGGGACCGACCGGCAACGATGGCGCGGCGGGGACGGGGACTGTGTTCAGGGGTGTTTGGGATTACTATCAGAGCTACTCACCCATGGATGTGTCGGTGTACGGAGGCTTCGCCTGGATGTGCACTACTGCTCATTCATTCGGAAATCCTCCTGGGTACGATGCCAATTGGGTTCAGATCACCTCGGCGGCTACCGGCGAAACCGGGCCGCAGGGGATCCAGGGCGAGCCAGGGCCCGAAGGCCCGCAGGGTCCGCAAGGCGAAGCCGGAACACCCGGTGGTCCTCCTGGTCCGCAAGGGGACCCGGGCCCTCAGGGCCCTCAAGGCCCAGCCGGTTCGCCGGCGAAGACGCTCAACGACCAGAGCGCCACTTATTCTGCGTACACGATCCAGCTGTCGGACGCGAACAACATCATCCACGCGCCCGGCATCGGCAGCTGGGGCGGCTTGACGCTTCCTGAGTCTCCGACGTTGGACGCGCCCATCGGCACTGTGATCATGATCACGGGCGGCGACGGGATGAACCAGATCCCGATCAGCCCAGTGATGGGCGCGAACATCAACGGGAGCAGCATGACGTTCTACGTCCAGCAAAAGGTCGCGCATCTGGTGAAGGTCGGGTTGAACGATTGGGTGATCTGATGCCGAAGGAACAGCCAGACGAGATGTTGCAGCAGCTCCTGGCTGCGGAGCGCATGCTGCGCATGCGCAAGGCGCGCGAGAGCGTGATCGGCTTCACGAAGTTCACGATCCCGGACCCGGAAGCGCCGGACGACACCTCCAAGAGCCGGTACCAGCCGGTGAAGCATCACGAGGTGATCGCGGCGGCCCTGGAGGAGGTGGAGGCCGGGCGCATGCCCAGGCTGATCATCACGATGCCGCCTCGGCACGGGAAGTCCGAGCTGGCGAGCCGGCGTTTCCCGGCCTGGTTCATGGGGCGCGATCCGTACCGGCAGCTGATCTTCTCGACCTACAACGACGACTTCGCCCAAGACTTCGGCCGGTCGGTGCGCGCGACCATGCGGTCCTCGGAGTTCCAGCAGATCTTCCCTGGCTGCAAGCTGCGGACGGGCAGCCAGGCGAGCGACAAGATCCAGACGGAGGAAGGCGGGATGCTCAACTTCGTCGGGCGCGGCGGCGGTTTGACGGGCCGCGGCGCGGATCTCCTGATCATCGACGACCCGATCAAGGACCGCGAGGAAGCGGACTCCAAGAACCTCCGGGACAAGCTCTGGGCCTGGTTCACGGAGGCGGCCATGACGCGACTGATGCCTGGCGGCCGGGTGGTGATCATCATGACCCGGTGGCACGAGGACGACCTGATCGGCCGGTTGACGGATCCGAAGAACCCGTGCTTCAACGCCGAGGAAGCCTCCAGCTGGAAGATCCTGGCCTTGCCGGCGATCGCGGATGAGGACGACGCCATGGGGCGCAAGCCAGGGGAGGCCCTGTGGCCGGAGCGGTTCCCGCTGCCGGTCCTGGAAGCCCAGCGCCGGATCAACCCCAGGGGCTTCTCGGCCCTGTACCAGGGGAAGCCCACGCCGGACGATGGCGACTATTTCAAGCGGGATTGGCTCAAGACCTACGACCATCCGAGCCAGCTGCCGGCCAATCTGCGGATCTACGGGGCCTCGGACCACGCGGTTTCGGTCGCCCAGGACGCGGACAAGACATGCCTGGGCTGCGTCGGGATCGACGAGGACGACAACATCTGGGTGCTGCCGGACCTGTTCTGGCGCCGGGCGGCGACCGACGCGGTGTGCGATGGGCTCCTGGACCAGTTCCGGCGCAACAAGCCGCTGCTGTGGTGGGCCGAGCACGGCCACATCTCCAAGGCGATCGGCCCGTTCCTGCGGAAGCGCATGCAGGAGGAGCGGATCTACTGTGCGATCGACGAGGTGGTGCCGGCCAAGGACAAGCAGACGCGCGCCCAGGCGATCCGCGGCCGCATGGCGATGGGCAAGGTATACTTCCCGAAGTTCACGACCTGGTGGAATGACGCCCAGCTGGAGCTCCTGAAGTTCCCATCGGCCCGGCATGACGACTTCGTGGACTGGATCAGCCACATCGGCATGGGCCTGTCGCTCCAGGTGCCCGCCGGTGCCAAGCTGAAGGAGCCCGCCGGGCCCAGGACGGGCTCCCTGGCCTGGGTAAAACACTCCTCCAAGATGAGGGAGTGGGGCGAAAACAGGTTGCGGATGTTCTGGAGCTGATAAGCATCACGTCATGGACGACAAGCAGCAGCACATGAGCCTTGGGTATCAATTCCTGCCATCCGCGCGCGAATTGCCTGGCGGCGGCGTCATGGGCAACGCCGAGCTCATGGCCGACATCGTCAAGGGCCTCCAGGCTTACGCCGCGGTGAACGGATTGTACGCCCCCCAGGTATCTAGAAAACCCATCGTGATGCCCGCCTATGGGATCCGCTACGGCGGTTTCGACGCCAATGTCCAACCCACGCCGATGGGACCGCGCTACGGCATCCAATACTCCAAGCAATTCTAACATGGAAAACAACGAACCTATCGAAACTGATCTCCCGGATACGGACTCCGCGTCCGAGGGCGAACCGAGACCGGCCGGCATCAAGCGCGAGCCCGACGAGAACCTCCGGGCCTCCCGGCGCGCGCTCGTGAAGGAATGGTGCGACAAGATCTGCCGCGCGAAGAAGCACTGGGAGCTCGCGCACCGCCGCATGA